AGTATCCTATGTGGTCAATGTTCCTGTGGTACTATCGCCTTTTGTGTATGTAATGGTCTTGCCACTAATAGACAATGATTTAATATAGTTCGCACTGTCTGCGTCTAACTTTTCGGCATTCTCTGCCCTTGTCGCATACGTGGTAGTGATTGTGTTTCCATCACCATCTTTGACTGCCGATTCCGCAGTAGATACAGAATTGTTTATTTGTACATACTGACTGCCAGACCAACGATAGATATTACCAGTGTCTATCGCAAGATATAACTTGTCTGTCTCACCAGTCGAAGGAAAGTTCGCCAAGTTCGCATACTCTTTTACATCGTCAACGTAAGACGGTAATTGAGAAGAAGGGACTTTCCCTGTGGAGTCTAATGTTGCAACGCCATTCGCTATACCCTTTTCCGAAGCAGGAATACGGGCAGTCGAATCCACTGCATTGATTGTTATGTCTGAGGAATTAAGTGCGACTCCATTTATCTTAATTCCCTTTGCGACATATTTATTATTATTCTACTGGTCTAACTTGTTCTTAAAGTACGTAAGACCAGTATAATCTAAATACTCAGCCAATTAATTCACCTCAATAAATCAAGAAGAAGTCCCGTTCACAATAGCGTCTATCTCTGCGTTTGTTATTGCCGTGTCTGCTTCGGGGATTGTCGGTTTATTGGACAAGTCCGCATAAGAACCAGAAGTCGCCACTGTCGCGAGAGTTGGTTTACCATTTACATTTACCCAATCTACACTTCCTGCCTTACCGCTAACATTACCCGTTACATCACCAATAAATTTAGTGGCACTAACATTGGCAGGAAACGTAAAATTCTTGTCACCGTCAATGGAATAAACAGGACGACTCTTATATGGATAACCACCCAAATACCTTATTTTGTAAATGTTATAACTCCAATTTGTCGCATAAGTAACACCACCTTCCGTCTTTGTGCCTCCAACGGATTTAGGAATAATAGTTACTCTTAATTTTCCGTATTGAGTTGCAGAACTTGAAAACGCTTTATTTCCGTGTTTTACAGTAAGGTGAGTAGGCCATCCTAAAGATGTGTTCTCGGTTTCGTTTATTGTTTCCCAACCATTTGTATTGTGGTAAAACTCTAACTTAAAATCATAAGTACTACCTTGCCCGCCGCAATACATATAGAGCAGATTCAGGAAAACGTACCCGTTTTGTGTCACGGTCATTCGGAACTGTTGAAAATTTACTTCTCCGCTAACATCTATGGTTTTGTAGTTACTGCTGGTAGTTCCTGCAACTTTAGGCAACGCCAGTGTAGTGCTTGCGGTTCCGCCCCACAAAGCCTTGTGAATGGCATCAGATACAGTCAATTCCTGCCATGTAGAACCCCCGTCAATGCTATACTCATACAACACTTTTGATTTCGGAATAAATTCCAATCTGTCGCCAAATTCAGTATCTATTGCACCAACTTCAAACAAGGATGGAGCACCTAAATTCATTGCGAGCCTATTGTTAATTGAAGAAATTTCTGTTCCGTTTATGTCGTATCTTGCTTTTAAGTCTGTACATGGTTCAAGAAAACCATTTGCTAAATACACTGGGGTATTTGCGTTCCCTTTAGAATTCGCACTCGCCTTTGGAATATACCTAACTGTTGTCGCACCAGTAGTTTTATTATACGAATCTGCGTGTATGTTCCCGCCACCATCTGCATATATATTATCCCAAGTTACGAAATTACTACTTGGGAACAAGAGACCTTCTTTTACAGATGCTTGGTCTGCCCATATAATTGCATTTGCCCTTGTTATGTCAGAGTTGTTCATGTCAATGCCGCCGCCAGTAGGGGTTGTCGCAGTAGTATTTTGAGAAATCCTATCGTATAAAGAACCCTTTGTTGTTATTGTCCCAGTCATTGTGCCACCAGAGAGCGGCAAATAACCTCCATTTACAGACGGTGCGTAATCGTTATGCGTATGACTTTTTTCTGCATATGTTAAATCTAATTTATCTTTAAAATGGGACAGTCCATCATAATCCAAATATTCTTTTGCCATACGAACCTCCCATTAAAATAATGCGTCTATCATGTTTGTAGGAATCTTATCGTCTTGTGTCCCTACATCTGTGACAGACATCTATGAACCATCAGAACCGTTAAGAGAGATAGTGGTATTCGATTTAACCAACTCATACGTTGTGTTAGTATCTTGAGGAAAAACAATATCATCTATCGCCTTACTTATCTCTCCTTCCGTTTCTCTTTTTGTATAGTAATTTTTTAAATCAACTTCTCCAGTCTCAATATCTTCTACACTTCTATGTAATCTATTTATTTCTTTTGCATGTTTTATAAATTCATTTTTTAAAAGGGTAACAAATCTGCCTTCTGGATTTATCTACCTTTGTAATGCAGGAGTTTCAGTAATCATTATTCCTCACTCCTTGTCTGATAATATAACGTATACCCAAGAATTTTAAAATATTCGTTATTGTTCTTTGTTCCAAACCTTATTTGAAAATATCTGGCAGACAAGTCTACATCTACAAATGGTGGTTTAGGATTACTTAAATTAAGCGTTCGTGTCTCCCATTCACTCATAGTTGTCTCTGAATTCCACCCAGTTCCTATATCCACCACAAGATTGCAGTCTCCCCTTGTTTCAATATGGAACTAAATTCTCAACAACCTTTTTATGTGTCCGGGGTCTTCCATGTGGTGAGTTTTAGTTGTTACATATCCGTAATAATTAAACCTTGAGTCTTCTTGTCCGTATAATCTATATACATTTCCTTCTTCGTCTCCACAAATTGTTATTATCTTATCTTTTAAGTCGTAGTTTGCCCCAATCTCTCTGTCCATAGAATCTATCTCAACCTTTACATCGTCAATGACTAAATCTTGTGTTTGACAAAACTTCCCGATTGCGGTAATGTACATCTCTCTTTTAGACCATGTTTTTGTCGGAACATTAAATGTAATTGCCAATTTGCGATTCTCTTTTATTGACTTTAAATCAATCTACTACTATGTCAATCCGGGTTCGGATATTCTAATAGAGTTGTCATAAATAAACATAACATCGTTTTTTTCGTCATCATAATATCCTATAATCTTATTCTTATTTGATGGATTTACAGTATTAAAAAAGTATTGCTTTATTGGTTCTCCTATCGTAGTTATAGAACTGCCGTCGAATTCATAAATATCGTCTTCCCCGATAAATATATGAGAGTGAGGTAATTCTACTATTGAATCTGGAGAGACAAGTCCCGTTTTCGTTGTAATAAGTTCTTTCGAAAAAACAGTATCTCCTCCAGTGAATGTTACGGCAACAATCCCTTTCTCTTTATATACCACAAGAAGGTCATTCAATTTACGGATTGCTACAATCTCTCCGTCAACATCGTCTACATCAACGTACCCTGCCATACCAGACTAATCTTCATTTTTATGCCATAATCTTGGATTCTAAAATTGAGACCAACGTAACCTTGAATTATATGTCGTTCCACCTTCTACTGTATTCGCTAAAAAAGTAAACCCCTTATAGTATTCCACGCACTTCGCTTTTACGTTGGCAGAAGAACTTCCCTCAACATTAAGAGAACCTATGCCTATCCAAGTCACAGTTCCATCAGAAAATGACCTTGATAGATTCTTTTCCCAACTTGGTTCGCCAGAACCAGACGTTCCTCCGCTTTGACAACGATAAATATAACCATTATCGTCATGGGGTCGAACAATGTCTCCTTCTTCATACTTTGTTCCCGGTTGCCTTTCTTCTGGCTCAAATAGTCCTTCTAATTTTTTACACTTCTTGCTAACTCCGTCCCAATAATAAACATAATTCCCAGATGAACAAATTAAATAAATATCTCTTATATTATGCTAAGTAACGCTATTATTAGGAACAACCTTCGTATCTATAAACCCACCAGAATATACATAATCTGTCTCATCAAATAAATTAGTAAAAACAGGAGACCCCTCCAATGGAGGTTCGTTCTAATGGTACAAACCATTAGAGGTATGCACCATATTTAACGGACTACCAGTAGACTATTTAAACAAGTCTATTTTAATAATAGAACTGTTGCTTCCGTTTACTTTTGGAAATTGCTATAAAAAGTCAAACGCTTCTACTTTTTCTACGTAACCGTCTCCAAATCTTACGTTTAAACAATCGGAAAACGCTCCGTCTGGAATCAAAGATGAAGGTGCTGATTTAACCAACCCCTTACTTGCGGGTAAAAATATCTACTGTTGTATTTTAATTCACCTCCCTCTACAATCACATTTATCACACTAAACTTCTCTAAATATACCTCTATCTATTGTCCCACAAACAAATTTATCATATGCCGCATTGCCAAACAACTTCTTACGTTTTCTTCTTTCACAAAACGGACAACAATAAATATTTGTATTTGGGGTTATTGTCAAACAACCACATTTATCTTCAATATATGAAACGCCAGAATTAATGCCGATTTGTTCTATCTCGCTTAACACTCTTTTTCTTCTTAAACCAAACCACGGATGTGGTTTTCTGATTATACAATTTATATTCTTGTAATTAGATAAAGAGTACGTAAGAAATGTTATAGATGTTTTCAACCATTCATCTTCTGGCGGTGGATTAACTATTTCATAAGGAGGAATATATATTATGTAAATTTGTACGTTTGGAAATCTTTCTATAATATTTATAGAATACGAAATCGTTTCCATCGCAGAATAAAATTGATTCTTATACATTCCTCTCCATGTAAAATAAAACTTTTTACAACCTAATTTAAGAAATTGCTCTGTCGCTAACATCTATTTTATCGGGTCTATTTCTATAGAAAATTCTTTTCCACGTAATATATAATATCTTGCAATGTTTTTTGCCCACTGTAATTTACTATAATCTTTCGGAATATCTATCATACAAATTTCTTCATTTGGGAAGAGATTCCATATTTTTGCCAAATTCTTTTTCGTTAATTTTCTGTCTGCCCAAGGAATAATTTTAATCAATTTTCTATTCCAACACCATATGCGTATAAAATAAATCCACAAAAACTACTATTACTCTATCCACACCTTCCTCCTACGGTACAAGTTATTTGCTGACCGGGAGTTACATTAATATAACCAGTGTAGTAATAGTTATTGGGCGGGTATACATAAGCATTTTTTCCACGACCCTCCCCTTTTACGGAATCATATAACGGACAACCATAGAAGTTTGACAAAGTTGCACCAGAACTTCTCTTTTCTAAAGAGAACGATGCCTTGCATCCGTATTGAAAGGTTTGTCTTCCACCGACGGTTTTTACGTCGATATTTATTTTTCCGTCAGAACTCTTTATTGTCGTGGTCTCCCCATTAATGTACTTGTAAGCAATCTAATCATGCTCTCCATCATCATATGTGTAACTTGACCGTTTATATCCTGCGGCACACATTGCAATTCTTACCCTTGTAACACCCGCAGGAACAGTAAAAGTCTCCGAAACATTTGAGCCGCTTGCTTGACCACTTGGAACTGTCATTAGTCTTTGTGTGTAGGATGGCGTACCAGTCTTTAAAATTGCGTATGTTTTTCCGTCTTTATGAAGAGTTATCCTGCCCGGAGTCCTCTCCACATCATCGACTTTGCCGATTGGGAAATAAAGAGTCTCTCCATCTACCATAATTTCGTGACCCTTTTCTCCGTCTGGGTTCCGCTTCATATCGGATAAAGATGTAAAAAGTGGTACGGTATACTATATTCCATCTGTTCCTTTTATTTTTATACTGTGTTTAGTTTTTGTCATTTTATACCACCCATAACTCTGCTCCATTAGGGAATTGAATATGTCCAGTATTAGTGAATTTTGCAATCTTTCCCCTATGTGTTGTTTCCCCGGTAGGGATTTGAACGCTACTCTCTTTTACGTATGTAGTTTTAATTGGGTTTCCGTCAACGTCGTTTGTTGCCTTAGTTGCAGTAGCGGAATTGCCAGTGCAAGTTCCTGCCGTTTCTGCCGCATATTCTAAAGAAACCCAACCACTGCCAGTACAATAATCGAACTTTTTTGTGTCCGTATTAAATCCCATAAAACCTTCTTTTTTATGTGTCGGGCGATTTGCGGTACTCCATCTTGGGATAATTAAATTTGGACTTGTAGGATAACCCGATATATCCGATAAGCATTTGATTACCCAATCCCTATCATCCCGAATAAACATATCGACATCTGAAACTTTTTCTTTTCCAGTAGGATACTCCGAACTTACATTATTTACTTGGAATACTCTATTTTTTGTATCTATTGCCAAAATTATTCACCTCCCTCATATTTCTTTATATTCATAAACTTGTTTGCTCCACGTAATCCTAATCCACCTAAACCAGTGGCAGTAGAAAACGATTCATAGTTCTTCCACTCCGTTCCGTTATAGGCAAGATATACGGAAACAACAAGGAATACGAAGAGACATATCGCAGATACAACCTTCGTACCAGAATATGTCCCATCGTCATCTTTTAGAATAGAGAATAATATCTCCTTAATTACTTTCCTCATTTTTATCATCCTCTGGCTTCGTATGTGGCAACGCCATCAATTCTTTCCAAAGACCGTCTATTACTCCGTTCTCTCCTAACGCCTCATAATTCTTGTAATTGCCTTCTATGCTTTGCAGTGCATATAATGGAATCCACCCTTTGTCTTTATATAAATAGTATGCCTTTGTAATCTCTCCACGGAGAAGACTTTGCAATCCTAATTTGATTGCGTCTTGTTCTTCTTGAGACCTCTTAAATTTCTACCAGAGGGTCGCTATCAATATGCCAATGATTACATTCACGGCATGTATTAAAACAGATTCCATTTACACCACCTTATCATGCTTGAGTAGCAGGAGTAGCAGAAAGAGTAATAGAAGAACCGAGTAGGACTCCAATAGTAACACTGGTATCGTTTGGGTCGGAAGAAGACATGGCGGTCATACCTTCTGGTAAGACAAGTTCTCCCGCAGTATACCCTTCGTCTGGTGTAATTGAAACCTAAAACAAAAGACAAATTTCCATATCACGACCATCTTCAAACATACCCGTCATAGGCCCAAGATACGTTGGGACACCATTTATTGAACAACCAGTCATAAGCGGAGCATACTAAATCGTCTAATGTTCTGTTTGTTCGACATCTATGTGTATTTTTAGTAAGTCGGAAATATTTTCAGATGACGGCGTTGAACCGCCGCCACTACCTAAACTTCTAATTGCATCTGCGATTAATTGTTGACCATATTCAGATGCGTCTCTTGTATATTCTTTTGCCACGTAAATTCCTCCATAAAAATGCAGGGGAGGACGATGCCTCCCTATTTCATTTTCATCCCTCTTTTGACCAAAACGGACTTATGTATAACGCCAACATACAACGCCTTGTTTCCGTTGATTTAACGTCCTACATTTTCCAACCTAAGAATATTCGCCATTTAAATTTTTCACACCACGGATTCTCATACCGTATCATAAACGCATCATCGGTATAATAGATTTGATAACGATACGGACTTATCTTAATGTCTTTATATTTAACAATGTCTGCCCCATTTATTTCTACACCAGTGACCTCATAAGAGAACCCGTACCCAGTGTTCCGATATAACCACGCAAGACGGCAGAAGTATCGTTTAAATCTTTCAATTAATGTAAAATTAGGATTCAACATAATTACGTGACCGGGGATATTATTATCGTGGTCTTCGTAAATATATTTATAATGTTTCCCATAATCATACTAAAAAATCTTCGGAACTTTATTCTCCGTTATCATCCATTCTACGTCTAATGTATTATCCCATGTTTGCCAATATCGCAGACAGTACGGAAGATTTCCGTACTCGTCTGCAAGCAAAACAACGATTGGATTCGTTAGATAACAGATGATGGTGAAAATAATTTCTAATAATACATAAAAGAAATACATCATCATTAACCATCATCATCACACTTAAACGTAGTATTGGCGGTAATCGCCGCCCCTGTCCAAGACTTACCATAACCAAGTTTATATAATCTTGTCCCAGAAGAATTATTAATATAGAAAGACCCATTTACATAATATTCACCTGCGTTCTCATTCCAGTGCTATTTTCCATTATAATGCCAAGTTAATTTTGTGTTATGCCGCACATAGATAGTATATGTTGTTCTTCCTTTTATATTTAAAGTTTTGGTCGTCCCAGACTGATTATATTTTACAGTGGCGGCAATATCAGACGGGTATTGTAACCCCATCAGGTCAGTAATTTGAATTTTTACTGTCCAGTCTTTTAGAGTAGCCGCAGTAAACGAAATTGTTTTTGCCGCAGTAAGAGTATTCGGAGAACTTGCCGTACCCGGACTTGTAATTGTTCCTGCCGTATATCCAGTAGATGCCGCAATAGTGCAATAATATTGACTGCCATGACCAAGTGTAACGGAACTTGTCTTCGTACTCCAACTTGTTGCCAGACTTGTCCCGTTGTGATTTTTGTAATGAATCGTAACTGTTTCGTTTGCTTTCTGTGTTAAGGTTATAGTATATGTCTTATGCGTTGCCGCAGTAGCGGTCAGTGTAGTTGCCGCAGTAACAGTGCCGCTTGAAGTGATAGTCCCTGCATTCCATCCAGTAGCACCTGCTACAGTAGCAGTCCACGTTGTCCCATGTCTTACGGTATACTACTCTGCCGTCGTGGTAATCGTTTTAGTAACTTCTGCTTCATAACCAGTGTTTGCGGCATTTCTGTTTTTGTATTTCAATGTAATAGTTTGATGGGAAGTTCCATTGACCTTTAATATGTATGTCTTTAACGATGCCGCTCCTGCGGTTACTGTTACGTTTGCGTTAGTAAGAGTTCCGCTTGAACCGGGGCTTAACGCTCCTGCGTTATAACCAGTAGCACCTGCTACACTTGCCGTCCACGTAGTGCCGTAAGGAAACCAGTGACTATCAGTGTCACTCCAAGAAGTTCCTTCTGCGGTAACGGTAATTGTTTCGTTTGCGGCAGTGGTTATGTTAATCTTAAAGAAAGATTTCTACGCCAAGCAATACTTTGTAAGGTCGTTGTCATTTTCAAAGATGGGGCAAATCAATGGAGTGCTTTCTCTTGCAGAATCAAGAGTCTTTGTAAACGGAGCATATAAAGTCTGTCCGTTTATATTAACCTTAAACAACCTATACGTAGGATATATTGTACTCCTCGCTTCTTCCTATGTAGTATACAAATCACAAGTATATATAGTATTATCTTTCTAAATCTTTAATACGTAAGATGATTTACTCATATGTCACCTCACGTTGGCAATTCAATCCAAACCTTCGTGCCGTCTGGAAAGACAAGTTTACCGTCGGCATCAAATACTGTATACGAACCTAATTCTCCCTATACATAAGCGGTAGTCGCAAACTTTGTAGAATTGTCTCCGGCAGTAGGAGTTACACCGCTTACATTGCCAGTAAATGTGCCGCCACTCTTAGGCATATAACCACTTAAAGAAATACCACTTAACGCACCCTGTACGTAAGCAGTCGTTGCCAATTTTGTAGAATTATCTCCCGAAGTAGGTGTTACGCCATTGACAGTACCAGTGAAAGTTCCTCCAGTCTTAGGCATATATCCATCCAAATCTGCTTGTGAAATAATATCTTCGACTTGTTCTGGTGTTACGTATGCGTCACCAATTTCAGTAACCCAATCAATCGTATCTAATTTATTCGCAATTGCAGTATCTAAATCAGATTGTTTTACGAAGGCGTTTTTGATTTTATTATGATAGTATGTAAGACCATCTTTTGTTAATACTTCCAATCTTATTCACCTCCATCAACAATAGTATCTATGTCTGGTTCTGTGATATTATACAAGTCTGTTACGGCTTGTGCCGTATCTGCCGCCTATTGTGCAGAAGCCGCATATTCACCAACTTCCGTTGCTTTCTGGTCAACATAATCTTTGTCACCAGTAATAGATGTAGCGTAATATTTAGAAGAATATTCTTCTCCATCTACAGTCCCATCCATGTAATTTGCCCATTTCTTTGCTAATTCTGCGGAATCGCTTGCAATCTATTGAGATTGTGCCGCTTGTGTTGCAGAAGACTCTGCCGACTATTGTGCCTAATTAATCTATGTATTTATCGCATTTATTCTTTGTTCTTGTTCGTTCATCTCTCCCTGCATTCTTGCTACTTCTGACGTTGCATCAAGAATCCTTTCTACCGCCTCATCAGAAATAGAAGAAGCAGAACTAATAATATCGCTAACTTGGTCTCTTAAAGAAATTACTTCGCCAAGAATTTGTCTTGCGTATTCTGCCGCCGCCTCTGTAAATTCACGAATAGTATCATCATTAAGACGGACAAAAACCTTGCCAGTCTCAGTAATACACATTTCGTTACGTTTTAAATTTTCGTAATTCGGCTCTGCTTCACCATTTAATTCTGGGAGCAAGTCTGCCTCTCTTACTTTTCTTAATGTATATCTAATTGACACCCGTTACTCACCCCCAATATCTGTATATTCGTCCGTCTATGTACCACCAGTCAATTCGTCTATATCGTAAGTAAAACCAATATTCTTTCTCCAACCATGTCCAATTTGGAGATTTCCAAATGGGTCTCTTGCGAATAATGGTCTATCATCTGTCATCTGTCTCTTGATTTCCGTTAAATACCCAGACAGTAACGCTTCTGCTTTTTGTCTCCACATTTGTGCCTTTTCGGGTTCCATGAGAAAATCAAAATACTCTGCACAAGACGCATATACAATAATATCGGCAATCTCTTTTGATAACCCGTCCTCTTCTTCTAAATTTGTTTCGTTCTCTCTATTATAATAATCTTCGGGATACCATTCACCAAAAATGTTAATAACACCAATCGGAGGAGCGGGGATAATCTTTAGACCGCCTTGCATTACTATATAGTACATAGGTTCGCCAATAGCGTCTACATTGTCATATATTTCGAATGCCTCTTGAATTGTATTCAAGGGGAATAATTTTTTTCTTCTTTTAGTGTTGACTCCGTTATATTTATACGGTTCTGTATTGAAATCTATCGCTACGTTATCCTCTGGCTCTGGATTCCATTCTACGAACCTTGCCTATTTGAGTCCTTTCGTTCTAACAAAACCGTCTTCTGGTTCTAAATCAGTAACCCATTTTTGGATTCTATATAAATATGTCGCCCTTAAAATATATCTTCGTTGCTGATTTATAAACTATAACAGGAGGTCTTCGTTTAAGTCCTGCCGTTTGATAATAGCAGAACACATAGTAACGATTTCTCTACCGTTCATCTGTTACCTCCGTATAATATGCCTTGCATAGCATGTAGTATCTATGCGTAATTAGTTGCCCTGTTTGGATTACTAAACTTGCCAAGGTGTTGTCCAGTATTGTAATAATTTTGAATTGCCTGTCTATCTGTCATAATCTTTCCATCGTTTGAAACTGTAGGAATAAGAATTTCCCTATTCCCATCGTTAAAAGACATAGAACGGACAGTAGATATAGACCCATCGTTGTTCTTTACAACTGGGCGATTAAACAAGTTTATATTTCCGATTTCATTTGGTATAGGGAGGTCTTTAAATATTTCCTGCCAATAACCCATAAGTACCTCCGTATATAAAAATAAGGGGAGACCGAAGTCTCCCCCATTAAAATTTCTCGTCCATAGTCTTATACTACGGATTCAATGCTAAAAACGTTCTAAGAACTCTACGTGCGGCTTCACCCTCATGTGCCTCACAATAGAATAAATATTGTTTCAATAAGGGGTCTCTTTGAAATTCAAACGCAGGAATAGAACAAACGTGTCTAAAAGACTTGCCCGTCTGTTGTTCCTTTCGTTCTTCATAATTTGCCTTTTCGAGTTCATCTGTATTCACCGTATTAGTGAGGACGATATTTCTATCGTCGCTCACATCAAGGTGTTGTGCTTGTAAAAAACTATCTTTCAATTATGCCTCCAAAGATTAAGGCTGTTCTTCCTCTTCTGCTTTGGTCAGAGTAATTGCAGAGTTTGCCTCCTAAGAACGGCATTCCAGAGTCAATTGACCAGTAACAACCTTACCATTCATCAGAGAGTCTTTCGGGCGTTCATAAGTCTTAAACGGAATCAGATAAGCCAACTTCCAATATTCAGACTGTAACAGGTCGATACGACCATTTAACTGCATACGATGTAACATCATATTTACCAGACCGAAATCGCTTTCGTAAACATCTACAATCTGTTTAATCTTAGTGGAATCTGCACTACGTTCTCTCTGTGCGTTACCAGTGAAACCAGAAATTACTCTCTTATTTGCACCAGATACAACACAAATATCGGGAGTGCCACCCCACTTCCATGCTTTTTGAATAGCGTCGTTTAAGTTTTCTTCGGTAACATCTGCACCGCCAGTAACAACGTTTACAGTATTAAATGCAGGGATACCACCCATTTTACCTTGAGTAGTTGCGTTACCCGCAACGCCAGCAACGCTACCAACGTTACCAGTACCCGCTGCGAAATCGTTATTTCTCAGAATAGCATATTCAACGTCCAGAGCAATTAACTTTAAGGTCTTTGCTAATTGATAAGCCATTTCAGACTTAACGCCCGCTTTCAGAACCGCTTCTTGAGAATCGGATACCATGCAGTCACGCATGAAAATCTGAATATTGTTAGACAACTTCTTACGAGGAGTAGAAGGTGTAGAACTAAACGGTTGATTTTCTAACTGTGCATTCGGGCCCGGCTTACCAAGAGAATCAGTCAGCCAAGAATGTACCATACCAGTCACTTTAGAGCGACCAAATTTATTCATTAACGGAGTTTCATCGGGGGAGATATTAGTAATAATATCCATCAAATCTTCACGGTTGCCAACCGCAGAGTATGTATATGTTGCCAAAAGAATTCACCTCAAAAAAATAATTTAATCTAAAAATCCCCTTTCTAATAGAACCTTCGCTTTTTGTTCTGTGGTCATATGACCAAATTGTTTAAAGTCGATTCGATTCTGTTTCTTACTCTGTGTAACAGGGGTATTACCAGAGTGTTCTACGATAGGAACAGAAGGTTTCTTTTTCTATTCAACCTTCTTAATTACTTTAGAGTAATAATCTTTCTGCATCGTTTTGAAGAATTCCCTTAAGGGTTCCGGATTTCCCTCATTATATGCTTGTTTAAGGCGATTAAATTGAGAAACAGGAATATTCTGCATAGCCTCATTGATATTCGCCATGATTTCATCATATTTCGGTTCTTCGCTACGTAACTGCATTTCAAGATTTTCAATATTCTGTTGTCTTGCCATCATATAGTTACGTTGATTTAACAACGCTTGTTTTGCTTCTACAACGGCATTAATATGGTCAAAGTCTAATTCAGACAAATCTTCGGGACTATCAAGTCCAAGATTACGTGCGGCAATCTGTTTTGCTACCGCATTTAAATCTTCACCTTTATTTTGTGTCTGTTGTTGCGGTTCGGGTTTTGGTTGATACTGAGGTTGCGGTTTATACTGTTCGAATTGACGCCGTTGTTCTGCCAACGCTTGCGTTTTCTGAGTATAATCCTTTTGTCTCATGTAGCCACGCAGTAATTCTTCCTGCGTTACTTCAATCTCTTCACCGTCTACTTTAACCTTATATGTGGGTTCGTTATCTGTAGTATCTGACTCTTCTTCTTCCTTAGAATCATCGGGTTGTTCCTCTTCCTTTTCCTGTTCGGGTTCTGGTTCGGATTCCTTTTCTTCCTTGTCATCGAATTCGTCTGTATTCCACTGTAACTCGCCTTTATCATCAAGATAGAACTCTGGTTCGGGGTCTTCCCTTTCCTGTTCTTGCGGAGTCCCGACTTCGGGTTGTTCCACTTGTTCTTCTTGAGTATCAACTTGGTCTTTTAATTCTTCGTCCATTAATCCTCCTACCGAGTTTCGCCACGGAATTGTTCGGTTGCTTTTTCAATGCCTACTTGGACTTTTGCAATCAATAGGGATTCTAACCCCTTAATATATTTCAAGACTGCCCTTCTTTCTCTCATTTCATCAGTAGGGCAAGTCAGTAACAAGTGTAATTGCTTTTCCTTTTCTGTTTCAAAGAAATCGTGAAGAAAGACTATAGCCCCTTCTGCGTTATAGCCTTCTTCAATCAATTCTTGTGCCGTCTTTAATTTTCTCATCAGAATTGTCCATCCCGCCTATCTGCATTAGACGCATTAGGCTGAGGAGCCATCCTCTAAATAAATTGTTGTGTACTTAATCCTGCGTTCTCTGGGGCACCGGGGTCTGGATTCATAGGCTGTTTACCTTGCGGCTTCTACTGTTGCCCCTATTGGGCTTGTTCTTGAGCCGCCTGTCTATCGTAAATCCCCGCATTCTATGCCGCCTGTTGCATATTATTATTCATTACTTGTTGCATTCCTTGTTGTAATGCGGGCGGAGCCTGTCCAGTCTCTTGTGCATACTTCATCATCATCAACATCTGAGGAGGTACGCCCATCATTTCCGCTTGTTTGATAATATCGGGCGGATAGATGAAATCAGAAACGTTCTTATATCCTAACGCTTCAACAAGTCTACCAAACGCATAAGAAATATGTTCTGGAGCCGCAAGACCAACTTGCAGTAATTGCGGATACATACCTAACAGTAATTGCATCGCCTGTGCCTGTTGTTGTTTACTTCCTGCAACAACACCAACATTTACTACGATGTCAATAGTCCCTTCTAAATCTTCGGGATAGATAGGTTTCGGTTTATCAGTAATACGGATAAATGTTTCTTCCGTAATATACATTTGATTCATCTTAATCATATGACGGAATAATTGTTTAATACCTGTCTCTGCAAAGATACGGGCAATTAATTCCAATCTCTGATTAGATGCGTTCATAATTTGAGTAATACCAGTAGCCGTTTTATTCAGACTATTTGCGTCCATGCCTTGATTATAACGTGTAATACCAGTACGATTTTCTTTCATAGTATTCATATACTCAAGGAATTGGAATACTTGCGGTTGTAATTGTTCAATAGGAGTCCACATAACCGCTTCTCTGGGATTACCGCTTACACGTACTGCTTTTTTACCATCAATAAATTCATTCGGGTCAATCAATGTATCAATATTGATAAACGCCTATTTATTGTTGTTTACGGCAATATTGTAAATAATCTATTTCAAGAACGCCGTGTTCAAATCTTGTAACTCGCCAACTAAGTCTGCGATACCACGGCGGGGGAATAATCTCAACGTGTCACGGATAGGACTAATTACAAAGAACGGATGGCGACCCATTGTATTTTCCTCCAAACGAACAATGGTATTGCCGACCATCGTAATAATCATATCTTCCAAAATGCCATCGTTATCAATATCTGTTTTAACGTAGCATTCATATAGAAGGAATTCTTTCTTTGCGTCCTCTTTGCCACGGTCATTAATCTTATCGTATGCACGAGGATTCAAGTCCGTTTCATAATCTGTACGTTGTACAGAACCATCGGTACCTTCGTCCTCTAATACGCCATCAATATTTTGGAACACCCCTTCACGTTCTCTTCTACGTAGATAATCGAGATTAACGATTTTTCTATGTGCTACGAAATCAACGTTCTCAAGAGATTTCGCCTCTGGACTAAATCTAAATTCAGACGGAGGAATTACCTCTAATTTCGGTTGATTTTTAGTAATATTTGTAGTCTCTTCATATTCTACGTTAAGAATTTCTGGGGCGACCTATTCTACAGACAATACGTTAATACGTGGGTTGGTTTGTAAATTCATTAATTCTTCGTGACTCATAACCAACTGTTTTGATTCGATGGTCGATTCCCTTTCCCAATAACACTTTACTATACCCAAATTGTCTACGAGAGAATTCTTAATCCAGTCGTAGAAAATAAGAAAACCATCGTTGCAACGTTCCAATTGGTATTTAATCAATTCAGAATGTGCGGCGGCGGCTTTTTCATCCTGTTCACTATTAACGCCCTATAATTTACAAATATCTTCGTTGCCAAAAAATACTTTAATGAGTGAAGGTATTGCCCATTCCACTGTATCGTGGAAGTCGCTTGCGGTTACGTCAGAAATATTTGTTAAGTTAGGGAATTTGTCTTTATAGTATTTTGCATCGCTTTCATAAACCTTGTGTCTACGAATAACTTCTGGCTCGATTTCTTCTTCGTAGTAATGGTCTGCTCTGTCGATTTCTCTTTTAACGTTTTCACGTATCTCCTCCAATTTCTCTTCGGAGATACCATATTCTTGAATCGTCTCTTGAGTCTCTTCCGGGCTTTCTACGATGACACCATCTGCCATTGAAGTTTCGGTATTTACATAGCCTTCTTGCGGTGCAGGAGGGTCTGGAAATACTGTGTCCTACTACACCAACGGGTCTTCGGGGAGAACTCCCGGAATCATTTCTTCGGGCATTTATCCACCTCCTTATAATGCTCCCGCATAAATGTTATTTCTAAATCTTGCGTTTCTCTTTATAGGAGTAACACAAATCTATTCAATATAGGCGAGAGAATCCAATAAATCATCATGTACCCCATGAGGGAACGCCAACATTTCGCCCTTTAATTCTGTCCACCAGTCTCCCGCATTTTCGGGAATCCACACAGAACCAGAAGAGAAACGTGGTTGTAATGCAGAAATACGTTCTTCTTTCTTCCTCTACGCCTTTAATTGCGTAATAGTGAAGAACATGTTTCTACGTGGCATCTCCTTCTCTAAGAAATGGCTTAGTGCCGCTTGATATGCGACTTTTTCTACGCCAACCTTCTACGGAGACCATTTGCCAACCATACGGAAAATCTCGTCTATAGTTTTTGTCGGGTCAAACCGACCATAAGAACAATCAAGGATGAACCAATGATTATCCTTATTCACCCCTACGACCATGATAGAAGTGAAATCTGCCGTAGCCTTTTGACTAATCGCCAAGTCCACGGTCATAAATATATTTAATTCGGGAATACGTAAATCCTTCCATCTGAATTCTTTAAAGTATTCCGTCTTGAATATCTGACTATCGGGAGAAATCGCTTCACACATACGTTCACGATACCAAATGTCTATTTTGCCTAATTTTTCATAAGTCTCTCGTTCGGAATCAATGAATTCTTTAGTGTATTTTCCCGCCCATGTGGGTTCCCCATCTTTTAATATGGGAATGCGTTCTGCCTAAAAACCAAGATATTCTTTATTATTTATAACACGTTCTATCAGACACGCCTCGCCCAAGTTGTTGCCAATCATAAAGATGCGGCATTTTTTCCCCAAGAAGGCTATATCAGATAAGAACCAATTATAATCTTTCTCCAACACTGTCTCAGAAGACATATCTTCCAAGTCCTGCGGGTCATCAATGATAATTAATTTCGGTCTTGTTTCACCGTGTAACAGACCACGGACAGATGAACCTTTACCATACGCATCTATGCGTACATTTATGGGATAACCATAAATGTCTTTAACAACGACCTCAAAGGTCTTATCATTATTCTTTTTGACTTCCACAAGATTAGAACATAATTTAGGGTCTGCCAGATAATCCTCTGCCAAGTCTTTGAGACGGGCAGATGCAAGCGTCTGGTTCGCCATGATGATTACGATGAAATTGTATTCTTTAGATGGGAAAACAAGTCTATATAAAGAATGGGAGCGTATTACTATTACCGATTTGCCGGATTCACGAAACGCCTCTTGTGCAAAATGCTTTTTTCCGTGTAAAAGAATATCAGACCACTCGTAATGAAACGGGGCGGGTTCGCAATCATCTGGAGACGGAAGGAATATCTTACGAAAGTCTACAATGGAATTGTATGCCATCTATAAGGCTTTAGCCTCTTGTTGGGCGATAATCTCATGTTCTTCGTTTAACGTAATAACCACCTCATTAAGTCGGGGTTTCTTCGCATTAATTCCATATATCGTGCCGCCACGTTGTCAACTAATTCCTCACTCGTAATATTGAATTTCTCTTCACTAAGTCCCACGTTATTATTTAAAAATATCATGTGGGTTAATTCATGGAGTAAGGAAAGTTTCTGTGTCTGTTCTGATAAATCAGACCCGATAAGTATTACCTAATCGTCACACGATACAACTCCATACATCTTCTATATAGAGGCAGGTGCTTCTGCGAATTTAAGGATGTCTATTTCTGGCACAAATTTTATTTTATATTCATAACAACCAAATTGAACCTTGCCAGTAAATCCTTTATCTCCCCACGTTTTTAATTTACGTTTTGTTCGGGGCTTCTCCTTTGTCTACTTTGCGTCTATTTTTTTCTCTTCCACAATCCCTCCGTATTATTTGCTCACGCAAATAAAAAAGACCACCGAAATGGTGGTCTTTAATTTTCTGGGGAGTGCAATTTTATAGAGTAGCACCCCATTAACTCTCTCTTATCGGACAAGTTCCGACCCGCACGATTGGACACTGCCCTACGATATATATGTACCTGCCTCTAAAAGAGGTCAAGTCATAAACAAATTTAGCGGTTTATTTCGGGACAAACCGCAAAAACCCATACATAAGGAGGTGATACTATGAGCCACTCTTTCTTCACTATTATTGTACCACATCCTGTTTTCCGTGTCAAATTTACAACGTGGACAAGTCCACGCTTTCACCACGGAGAGGTGTTTTGTTTTTTTGTGTATTAATACGCCCCTTTGGGGCGTAACCTCGTAGCGTAGCGGAGAGGTTCAAGTGTCTTTTTACTCCCTTTACTTATATCTCAGGCTCGGTTGTTTCATCCTGCAGGATTCAACAACCTCGCCTTCGATACCACTTCACTTCGTTCCGTGGTATTCCCTCTTTAATACGACCCTTGGGTCGTAACTCCGACCCGTAGGGGAGGAGTTCAAGGTCTACCCCCGCTCGTTCTCACTCGCACCCCCTATCAAGGGGGTTATCTTATAGTTCGGGTCGCATTTCCGCTCCCCTCACTATATAGCAGAAAAAAAAATAAAAACGTGCAAAAACCACAATATGTAGTTTTTTTGGTCGTTTTTTGGCACTTTTTACTATATGTTGTGGTGTTGTGTTATTTGTTGTTTTGTACCACTATATCTTGTGGTCTTATATTTTTTTGTGCATATATTTTGTGGGTGGTAAGTGATTCTTTAGGAGTCCCTTACTCTATATGTTGTGGTGTTGGTTGCTGTTACTAATACTATATGTAGTATGTGGGTTTGGTCGGTATGGATTTTTTTGTGAGAAATTTTTGTGGAGATTTTTATTGTATAAGTTCTCTTAATATATAATCTACCCACCTCTATTTCCGCTCTCAGATACACATGAACATTTATTCAAATGAACACATGAATATTTTTTAAAATGAAATAAATTTCAACAGAAAATTTGAAAATTAAATCTTTCATTTATATTATTCAAACAAAACTTGTCACTTCACTGTCTTATAATCTGTATTATGTTAAATTGTCTCTGGTCTGGGCGTTCTGGGCGGTAGTATTTATAGGAAGATTCTGCGGTATTTCAACTGTCTGTGCTAATATTTGCCTTGCCCTGTCACTTATTTCCGTATTGATGTTTACTTGTATCGCTGTTTTTGGCGTGGTTATACCTGCCCGGTCTAATAATGAATTTATCAGTGTTGCTTTTATACCATGTCCCACATTTTCGTCCATTATCATATTCAACGCCATGTCGACCAATACTGGGGTTGCCTGTTCTATTTTTTGCCTTGCCAAGTATAATGATTTACCTAACTGTTCTTTAATTCTATCATCTGCCAAATAACGTTCCGTTTGCTTTTGCGATAATGACAGTGTTTGCTACACTTTTGCCAAGTCTCCGCCTGTTTTTCTATATTCTTTTATGAAAGCCTGCTAAACATCAGACAGTGCCTTGCTTTTACGCATTTTATCACCTCTAAAAACGAAAATTTTCTTTCATTTAATAAATAAAAAAAGCCCAAAACGTGCAATTTTGCCAAAGCCCGCACCACGCCTACGTTTGCGACGCCTGACCCCACGCAAAGCCGCACCACGACTGGGATTTGACAAGCCACGAAATATGTGGTATAATGGTCTTGCAAGTCGGGGATGGCTTGCGGGGCAGTCAGCCACCGAGGTTGACAGACCACGAGAAATGTGGTACAATGTAATTGAGCAAGGGAAGCCGCCTCTCAAGCGGTCATGACTTGCAGGACTTTGACAAGAGGATACTGGACAGTCGTGAGACATGACCAGTCCGCATTATATGGCACGACCCGGCAGGGAAGCCCACTTCCGAACGTTGGCAAACGACAAGCCGACTTCAAAATGCTGAGCACTGATATAGATGCAATGAGGCATCCGATAGGAAGCGGAAACCCCTGAGAAGCGGGTCTAAGAGGCAGGAAGGAGAAGCGGGCGGACGCTTCAAAAGTCAAAAGTCCGTTCGTACCGATACAAGCGGTAACGCTTGTAGCAAGCAGAAAGTCATAACTCTTTCTAACACATGAAAGTCGTGGTACAGGGACGCAAGTCCCTGCACTACTTCAAGCACAAGGCACAAGGCTTGTGTTAGAAGTGGTGATAATGCCACAAAAAATTAAATGTGAAGATAGGTCGTCGTGCCTATCATGGGCTATGCCCAGAAGGAGTCTATCATGACTAATACTAACAATTCTGCAAAAACCAACATTGAAACCGTAGCAAAATTTATCGACAAGGTATCTGAATACGTTCGGTCCGATAACGGGCATAAGGCGTTGGCAATGGTACTGAGTGTTCGGTTTAAAAAGGAAGACAAGTCCATTAAGACCGAAGACAGCCATGGTTTCAAGGCTTATGCGAACGCCGTTCGTGAAGCGGCGAAGGCTATCGGCGTGAAAGCGTACTACACCTCTTTCATTGCACAGTATAAGTACGACGAAAAGGGCGAATACGTAAGAGACGAATTCGGTGACCGTGTTAAGACCAATGTCGGGGGCTGGCTGTTTGAAGTCGCTGGCGGTGGCACTTATGACAAGGCGTTACTTCTGAAAGCAGTCGACAAGGCGAAAGCCATTTTGAGGGATGGCGTGGCAGATGGTACTTATGTACTGGCAGAAAAGAAAGAGAAAAAGGCGTCTGTTAAGAGGGTGACTAAGAGTGAATTGGAAGCACAGAACAACCTCTTGAAAGAACAGATGGCGGCTATGCAGAAGCAGATGGCAGAATTAATGGCGGCTATGCAGAAGCAGGCTAAATAAGGGGGGAGGATGTCTGAGAGGATACCCCGAAAGGGGTATCTTCTAATGACAGTCTCACTGTCAAAAGGTTATGGCTCTGTATCACTTGATGGGTATAATCCCGGTCTATGCAGTGTTAAAAGCACGATAGAAAGGTCAAACCTATAGAAGAGAGGTAGGTAGGACGGGATAAGTCGTGCCGTTGCCAGTGACAACGGATAAGAGGTAGGATGGACGGGGCTTATCATGCTATGGGGTCGATTATACCTGTCAAGTGGTATAGATGGCATAACTACAAAAATGTGTAAAAAGGAGCGATTATTATGACTAACAGGTTTAATCCAGTAACATTCATGGGGACAGGCTTCGAATATGCTCTGAGGGGCAATGAAAGTGAGGGCTTTACCGTAGTGACGGTATTGTCTAAGGCAAAACGCCACTTCCCTACATTAGGGGAAGCACACAAGGCTATTAATCGGTCTTTCAGAGTGTTTATGGCAAACCGAGGGTAACTCTAAGGGAACGCCCATGGTAGGGCGTTCTCTGAGCGGTACGCTCAGAAAAAAATGTGTGGAGGGCGTTATATATGACTAAGTTAAAACAGGTGCGGAATTTAATCTTATACGCATGGTATCTGATGTGGGCAGGGCTTCCCTTAATCGTGGGGGGCATCCTCTTCGGGGCAATTCTGATTACATTCGGGTATCACTTCTTGAGAGTGCTTGGAGGGATTTAACCATGGCAAAGAAATCTAAGGATAAGCGTTATAGGATAATCGTGCAAGTGGGTATCTGGAATAGTACCATGACAAGGGTATATCGCTATGAAAGGCAGACTGTCTTAGTAACGGCAAAGAGTGCAAAAAAAGCCTTAGAAAAGGCGTGTGTCAAGGGTACTGTTCTGAGGGTCGTGCAAGGGTAGCATTGTTAGGGCGTCTCACGTGTGGGGCGTCCTATAGAGTGTTACAGAAAACATTCTAAGGGGTTTATGACTACAAATTGCTTCTAAGGGGGTGAACATCAAATGCACTATCTCTTATACTTCTTACTGGTAATGTACGTTCTTATCTCATAAGGAGGGAATCATGGATTATTGGGAAGATGAGGGAACAATAGTTAAAGATTAAGTTATGTATTTGCCAGTCTCTATAGGGCGTCTCACTGTGGACAAGTGGGGCGTCTTATTAGACACTGGAAACAGGGTCTAAAAATGTGTTGGAGGGATTATTATGAAAAACGCTGACTTTAATTCCATTATAAAAAGATTAGCCGATGAATTGCAGGATAATCTTAAAACGACTGAATTCATTAAGAAGAAAGTCGATGGATTAGTAGATGAGGTGGTTTCTCTAAGGCGTGAAAATATCGCTTTAAAAGAAGAGAACGATATTCTAAAAAAGTATGCCTCCCTGCTATTGGGTGAATACGGATATAACACGCAACAAGGTTTAAATCGTGTTATAGGCGATATTTCCAGAAAAGAGAAAGTTATTTCTGACTGGAATGAAGAGGTAGAGTTTGAAAAGGAAGTCGGAGAGATTTAAGCGTCTAAGTAAGGCAGGGTCTCCCCTGCCCTTACTATAAGGGTACAAGATATTGTGCCTTTATAGTAGGTAAACCTACAAAATGTGTTAGTCAAGAGGAGGTATGATTATGATAAAGGAATTGAGTACAACTCATTATACCAAAAATTATCGTGTTTTTAAAGACACGACAAGCGGTGATATTTATTTGAAGTCATACAATTCATGGGTGGCGAAATTTACTTATGACGGCATGACATTATCACTGGGTAGAGACTGGGATTATTCTTCTACAACCAAACGACATATTCAATGGTTTTTGAGAGAAATTATTCATATCCCATACTCTACAGAGGAATTGCGTGAAATGGTTTCAAATGGATATATCCAAATCTATGAGTTTTCTCCGTATTCAGAAGATAGTATTTACAGAATTAGATAATCTTGCTCAGAATACCGCCCTGTAAGGGGCGGTTTTCTTATGGAGGATTATGTATTCTCCCCTACTCTATGAGTGGGAAATCTAAAATGTGTTAGTTAAAGAGAGGAAGTGTTATGACATGTTAAGATTTGTCGATGGTGTTCTTCGTAATTCGTTTGGTACTGTCAATTGCGTTATTACTCACCAACCTATTACTCTAAGTGATTTAAGGGAACCATTGTCTGCATCTGAGATGGGAGACCACGACGCCATTGTGAGAAAGTTGTACGTTTGCAATGGGCGTCTGTATTCTAAGGCAGAAGCAGAAAAATGGGTAACTTGTCCTATATGTGGTAGGAAAGAACATCCCGCTTTTATGCACCACACTGATGAATTCGGTGATGTGTGTAATGAGTGTATGCAAGAAAACCTTGCTCAGTGTGAGCATTGTGGTCGTCTTGTAAGGCGAGAAGATGGGCGTTATTGGATAGTAAACGTGGGTAATGAACGTGACAGACAGTTCCTCTGTAATGAATGCACTGCGGATGGAGACTTCTCTATAGACGGAGTTGGCGATTATCTAATGTGTGACCATTGCGGAGACTTAATCCTCCGTTCAGAAGTCGAAAATACTGACAATGGTATTGTATGCCAACGTTGTAATCGGAATATGAACGGAGATTGTGTTCACCCATACCATTACAGGCAAGACCCCGGTTATGGAATGCAATTCTTAGGAATCGAAGAACGCACTAATAAACCCATGTTGGGGGTTGAATTAGAAATTGAGGGTGCAGGCGAAAGCGATTCTAATGCGACGGAAATCCGTACCGCTATTGGTAAGAATCGTGTTGTAGCCTGTCACGATTCGTCCTTACATCATGGGTTTGAATTAGTGTCCTGCCCTGCTAATCTTACTCATCATCTTAATTCCATTAATTGGGAAGCAGGTATGAAGAAAGCAAGGGAATTGGGGTACGTTTCTCACGATGGTGGTCACTGTGGACTTCATGTTCATATTGACCGCAAGTATTTTGAGAATCAAGACAAAGAAGAAGTAGAAGCCAAATTCTTTATATCGTTTAGGAATAATCTTGAGTGGATTAAGTTGTTCTCAAGGAGATTTTACTATGAGTATTGCATCATAAATGGGTACGAACGATATGAGGACGGGTCGTCCGATACATTGGGACACATTCCTTATCCTCCCGATAAGGTGTGGGTAGCCAATAAGAAACAGACATACGGACGGCACATGGCTCTTAACTTCGAGCCGTCTAATACCATTGAAGTAAGAATCTTTAGAGGAACGTTGAATTACAAAACGTTCGTTGCCACACTTCAATTTGTAACCATGTGGGCGAAATTTGTTAAGCATACTGGCTATGAACAAATCGTTAAGTTGCGGTTACAGAATTTTGTTAACGCCGCAGAGAATGAGGGTTATACAGAATTCCTTGATTACCTCAAATCACGTGGGATTATTGAGGGTGGCAGGACTGGTTATTGATGTCAATTTAAAGGGACAACTTCGGTTGTCTCTTTATGTGGGTACCAATACCCAAAAACAAATGTGAGTTATGACAAAAGGAGGTTGGTAATCATGTGTATCATCATGTATTGCCCTGCGAAGAAATCCATTAAGGAGGAAAAAATTCGTACCGCATTTGAAAACAACCCAGATGGGGCAGGTATCATGTGGTACGACACTGAGGGTGGCGTACACTATCGAAAAGGTTTTACGGATGCCGACAAATTAGTGAATTTCTTTAAAGGGTTAGGTACAGAAACGCCAAGGGCTATTCATTGTAGGATAGCGACTTCGGGGAAAATCTCTACTAAGACCTGTCACCCGTTTCCTATCGTTGAAAAGATAGAGGACATGGGTAACGAAAAGGGAGACCCCGAGTGGGGTGCTATGATGCACAACGGTGTCTTTACTTCTTACACTCCGAAAGAGGGAATGAAAGCAGAGTATTCAGACACGATGAATTATAACCGATATGTGATATTCCCACTGGTTTCTAATGGGGCTATCTATAATCAAGGTGTTATAAATCTACTGTCTGACATGACAAGTCGTGTTCTTCTCTTCCTTCCAGACTTTATGGTTGGGCGTTTCGGGTCGTGGGTAGAAGATAAAGACGATGGTTTCTTCGCAAGTAATGATTCGTACAAGTATATCAAGTATGTTTATCATTACTCTAAACCTACTTATCCGTATACGACAAATGCCACAGATTATGATTATGAATATACGGATGATGGTTGGTGGAAATTGAAGTCAAGAAAACCAACGTGCGAAACGGCTTCGGTCATTAAAAAGCCACAGTATACCTACTCCATTATGGTCAATGCGAAATCCTATATGGACGCATACGACTTAATGGATGAATTCTTGGCTCGGTATCATGGCTTAATTGATGATGAGGATTACGTAGTAGAAACGTTGGAAGCCCTTGACGAAGGCATTTACGAATTCTCTTTTGATTCGTATGAAAACATTGAACAGTATCAGAAAGTGAAAGAACCGTTCTTTGTATCGTATTGGCAGAAAATCGTAGATGTTAAATGAGAGGTGTGTTGTTAAGGCGTCCCGATGGGGCGTCTTATAGAGCAAACCGCTCTAATAAATGTGTTAGTTAAGAGAAAGGAGACTTGTCTATGTACTCTGTAACGGAAAACGATGTTGTTCTTTGCAATGGCAGACCTCTTCGTTGTCACAATTGTGGCGAGGTAATCAAAACATCTGACTTACTGGATGCGTTACCAGATAATCCTACAGACGACGACTTTAATTTTCAGAAGGACGGGCATGGGAATATATTTTGTCAAGGCTGTGCTTCTGATTTTGTCGAATGTGATGACTGCGGTAAATCGTATCACCAAAACGATATGATTTATCTCAGCGATAGGAACGTATTTGTTTGTCAAGATTGTGTTGATGACCATTATGTACTTTGCGATGACTGTAGGGAGTATGTCCACGTTGACGATTCATACTGTTATGAATTGTACAATGGTGATACGGTAGATTTATGTGAATCGTGTGCCGAGGACTATTACGAATGTGATGGTTGTGGGTACTACGCTCACAGAGATGATATGGATATTAGTAACGATGGAAGTTATTATTGCCCTAATTGCAGAGAGGAGCATGGAAACATGGGAATTCATTCTTATCATTACAGTAACGACCCGGCTTATAACATGGATTACTTAGGGATTGACGAACGTGAACAGTATCCGATGATTGGCGTGGAATTAGAGGTTGAATCACGTGGAGATGGTTACTCTACTCTGTGTGAGGAAGCCGATGATGTCCGTTCTAATATCGGTAACGACTACGTGGTAACATGTAGTGACTGTTCTCTGACTGATGGGTTTGAGATTATCTCTTGCCCTGCCAACCTTAAGCACCATAAAGAAACCCTTAATTGGGAAGAGGGTCTCAAGTATTTAAGAGGGAACGGCTTCCGTTCTCATAACGGAGGGCATTGTGGTCTGCATACTCATATTGATAGAGGTTATTTCGGCGATATGGATATGGACGATGTTGAAGCAATGTTCTTTGTTTCCTTCCGTAACAATATGGAATGGATTAAATTGTTTTCGAGGAGACGGAATTACGATTACTGCCAGCCGAATGGATATGATGACTATGAAGTAGCCAATATCGACAAGTTCATCGCACCGCCGTCTAAAGCGTGGGTGAAACGTAAGAAACAGGGCGACCGCTATTGTGCTATTAACTTTCAACCCGAAAATACCATTGAAGTAAGAATCTTCCGTGGTACTTTGAAGTTTGAAACATTCATGGCAACATTAGAATTCGTTTCCCTGTGGGCGTACATCGTAAAAAGAAGTACCGCTTCCAATATCTGCAACGTTGATTTAAATACGTTTAAAGATATTGCGAAGTATAAAGGGTACAAATACTTCTTGGATTACGTTAAGGATAGGGTCGATGTTAACGACCAGTCCTCTACCGCAAATCAAGAGGGTAACGCTTAAGTATCAACCTATGCCCATCATATACTGGTGGGCATACATGGGTACTTAACCCAAAACAAATGTGTTATGGTAAAAGAAAGGAATGATGTTATGACTATAGGGAAAATTATCATGTATTCTCTTTCATCTAATGTTAACATTAATTTAGAAGAAATGGAAGATAAGGCAAGGGAATTAGGTATTCCTATTGATTTACTTCCGACTACTGATGATGTTAATATTAAGAGGATAAGAAAAATGTTAGAGAAAACCTTTAGGCTCTGCTATTCTGTAAAGATACGCAAGAATGGTGGGGCTGTATTTATTCCACGACAATATATCCACTGTTGGTATAAAATCAAGGAATTACTTCTCTCAATGGATGCCCTAAAAGATGTCGTTGAAATATTTGTAAGCGATAACGATAGGGATATTATCTTTGATATTATTGAGGAAGAGATGGAGGTTTTCTTTGACAAAGAGACTTCGCCATTTAAAGACAGTAATGGGCGTATCGGTTTACCACATGGTAGAATTGATGCTCTCTATTGTGCAAATGCAAGAATATATGAAGCAAGAAAGAAAGCAGAAATATATTCTACTGCACTTGGATTAGAGATGGGGGTATATGGTAAGAAAGTCGTTTCTCTATGCGAGTGGATTAAGAGGGGTATAGAAAATAGAATCGAAGAGATAGAAGAAGATAGTCTCTACGATTAGTCTTTAGAATAACGAAGCATAGGGTTTTCACACATTTCCCCTATGTGGGATTATTCGCATTAGAAAAAGCCGAGGTGTAAAAACCTCGGCTTATTTTTTTTACCCATTTTTAATTATATAGAACGTGCGTTTAATTGACAATATTTCTTTGTAGTCATATAATAAGAGTGCGGGAGGATTAGTCACCCGCCCGCCTCTTTTTGTGGCGACTTGTCGCCCTAACACATTTACCTCCTGTGTCTATATGATATGGGAGGGTTTTATTTTATGACATTCTGTATAGGCTCCCAGTTCTTTGTATCGTCTATTTCTATGTAGGCGTCTCCAGAGAATTGGGAGCCTATTTTTTTTACCATTTTTTCACAGTCGAAGTGTCCTTCTAATATGGGTCTTATCTGTTCGTTCTTCTATACATCGGGGATTACAAGGGTCTTTGGTATAATATCCTTTGCGTGACAAGATATTATATCTCCATTTGTATATCTACCACGATATACGTAAAGGCAAGGAGTATGAAAATACTTCTCACGTATTTGATTACATAATAATTGATACGCTTCTAATCGTATTATATCATCTGAACGCCCAGTCTTTAATTCAACGAACATCGTTTCTCCGTCTTTAGAAATCATCATGTCGGGGGATAGACGGATAGAGAGAGAGACTGGAGAGGGATTTTTTCTTAGGGCATAAATAACTTTTGTGTCGTAATTATGATGGTACGATAAATCGGTTACTCTATAACCAAACCTTTCACATAAAGAAGTGAAATCTTTTTCAAGACTTAAATGAGAATAAGCGAGGGGATGCTCATATGAATACGTGATTTTCACCCCCATTTCTTATTGCAGTGAATTCCTCTTTCAACATTTCATTTGTTTTCTTTATATCACGACTTACCGTTGAACGGTGTACGTTATAAAGTTTCCCTATGTCTGTGAATTTCATGCCATCACTTTTTAACAGATAAAAGTTAACGCTTCTTTTAGAAAGGCGACTTAACACAAACGTTTCTGCTCTTGATATTTGTTCTCTGTCTAATTTGTCTATGATAATATCTTCGGGGCTATGGGTATAAAGCCTGTCATTTCCTACAACACGGATTCTATCTTCCCTATTTTTTACCTTTGCCTGTTGTGCTTTTAATTGGTTATTGTTAAGGTGTTCTATTCTCCGTATTAAATCGTCGGCTTCTCCCTATATCATTCCATACCCATGACGCTCGGGGTGTTGTTCGTTTATAATTTTTTCTCTCTCTATTGCGTCCTAAACAATTTGTTCTAAAGTGTCAGAAGGCTTCTTCCCTCTTGTCTCCAATTATTTTACTCCCGTACTACCGAAACCACCTTTCCCCCTTTTTGTTTCTGAAACGGTTTTGGTCTGTACTAATTCTGCCTTTTCAATCTTAATAGGCATAGCCTGTGCAATGCGGTCTCCTCTTTTTACAACGATTGTTCCTTCGGGTAAGTAACCATAATTGAAATCGTTATCTATAACCTTACCATCTACAGTAATATATGCAGGGACAAGGTTGTTCATCATAGGCTTAGGCATTGCGTTTTCTAAAAGGATACGAACCTCTCCTCTATAGTCATTATCAATTACGCCAACGGAATTTGCGAAGCGTAACATTGTCTTAGAGGAAATACCGCTACGTGGGTATAACATAATTCCGTATCCCTTTTCGGGTTCAAAGATTAATCCAGTCCCTATAGAAACACTTTCGGAGGGTCTAATTACTGCACTCTCTGCGGCGTAAATATCGAAACAAGAGGAATCTTCCGTAGCGTAGCGGGGGGCTTTAAGTCCACCCTTTGTATATTTGAATTTTATTTCCATTTCTTTTCTCCTACAAACTCTGTGTTATTAAATAAATCTTCTAATTCGTCACGGTACTTCTCATTAAATAATAACTTCTGATTCTTTGATGCGGGGAATGTACCTTCGGGGTTTAGATTATCTTTATCAAAAGAACCACACTTTACTATATCGTAGAATTTCCACACCCAAGGGTGTAAGTCGCTCTCGTCTGCTCCAGTAAATAACCAAATCTTATACTTACTTGAGAAATAATATGAGACTAATTCACTGAATATGTACGCATTAAATTCTTTTTGGCAAAGTAAATCTCCACCAGATATATAGATGTTCTGAATAAGATTATCAAAGGGTTTAATCCTATTCAATATTTCTTTACAGAAATTCGTTACATCTACCTCTTCCCCACCATCAAAGGGTTGAGTGTCGGGGTTATGACACCCCGGACACTTTCTATAACAACCTTGTACGTAAATTTCAAACGACTTATTCTTTAGGGAGTATTCCGTCCCCGCTATTCTAATCTTCACTGGTATTCTCCTCTCTTATAATCCTTATCGTTGAGTATCGTTTACCATTTAATTGAAAACCATTTAACGTAAATCTAAGGTCGCACCTTAATATAGCAGAAAGGAACGAAATCTCTTCGGGTTTTTCAACGTCTACATAGAGATAACCACAATTATCTTTAATCATCAGACCAAATTGTCTTGCGAATAAATGGGTCTCTAACGTTTTTCTATCTTCGTCATCGCAACCTAATAATACCAGTCTCACTATTATCACTCCATTAAATTTTGTAGAACTTTCTATCTGGGAAGTCGTGTTCCCTACGTTTGATATGCCAATTCTTTGTGTTAGTAAGGAAGCCTACAACGCGTGTTAATTTGTCTGTAATCTTTTTACCGCAATGGGGGCATGTCTCTAAATCTCTGCCAACCGATACGTGACCATCTTCACATACATTGATTACGTAATTGACGGCTTGATAGATTACGCCCTGTTTTGCAGAGGAAGAAATTAAATCCACAATATCTTGAGGGTCTTTAATCTGTTCCGCTACGTTAATGTGCATGATTGCCCCGCCAGTCATAAGGTGGTCGAATTTGCCTTGTAACAGAATGCGGTTTAACAAGTCTGTCTGTACAGTCAGAGGGATAAATTGGTTAGAATAGAATTCGTACCCTTTCTTATTATATCCAAGAATCTTATCTGCCTGTGCTAATTTAATCGCACTGTTTTCGGAGGGAGTCTGTTCGCAATTATGTGGATAACCGAAACGTTTTTCCTGTTCCTTATTTACTGCGTTAACAGTCTCAAGAATCTTCTCTACGAAGTCCTGTCCTTCTTTAGAGAGGATGTCAAGCCCAAGAATTTCAACCGCTTCATTAATGCCGTTCAACCCACAAGTAGAATACTGTTTCTTTAAATCCATAAACCCAAGGGAGTACAAAGGAAGATTATGATTTTTAATTCTCTTCTTGATTACGTGGCGTTTTGTAGCGTTAATCTCTGCACACATCTTAACCTTATCTTTCAGAGATTCCAAGAAAATATCTTCCATCGAGGGAAGTTTATCCCCGAATAAATGTTTTTGATGTACCACTTCGTATGCGATACGAGGGAGGTTAATCGTTGTTACGGACAGAGAACCAATCTTAGTGCCACCCGCACCAAACGTATTAAAGTATTCGTGGTCTGCTTCACTTCTCAAACGACAACAAGAAGAAAGGGTAGATGTACTTCCAGAATAATAATTCATCCAACCAAATTTAAGATTCTTTTCTGCGACAAGTCGCAAGAAGTCTTTATCTAAGATTTCTTTATTATCATCTATAGCGAAACATGCAGTTGTAACAGGGAATGTACAAGGGGTATTCTCTAATGTCTCATTCATAACATCCATGTACATAATCTGTAATTTTTTTACTGTTTCGGGATTCGGTCTTGAACCATCGGGGAACATGTATTCACTACACATTTTGTTCAAGAAGTTATCATCGAATACGGATACGTTTGTGAACGCACTCTGATGACCACCACGGAAGGGTTGGTTTACGGAGAAAATAAAGGACTGAATCTGTTGCTTAACTTCGGGGTCTGTAATTGCACCAATGGCAACTTCTTTATCGTAGAAATATGACATACAGATTAAGAAGTCTGCCAGTCCAACCGCACCCGCCACGCTATTACTTGCATACGTAACAAATTGAATCATCTGATTTACGTATGAATTTAAATGTTTGGGTGGCATTGACTTTATCTTATTTACAAAAGGTAATCCGCTATACACAACATCTAAACAAGAGAAGTTAAAACAATAAGGGGTGGTCGCAAACTTATGGAAGTCATTGATGTAATACTCTTTAAAGAATTGTCCACGACACAACCTTTCTGCTTCTTCAACACCAAATAATTTCTTTCCGTATTTCCATAACAGATAGTATGCGTTTAAACGGAACAGGGGTTTAGGAACTTCTGCTTCGTAGGCAATAATACTAATGTCGTCTACGTTAGCATTACTGTCTACAGAAACATCTGCCGCCGCTTGGTCTGCCTTGCCAAAGAATTTTTTAGAGAAGGAAACCATGTCGGTCTGCTTACCTATACCATCAAGGGTAGCCAATTCATTATATTCCGTGGAGCCCTTTAATGATTCCATGAAATCGTCGAATTCTTTTTCATACGCAAAATTAATTAGCATTCTTATCACCTTCAATTTTCGGTTCGGGGTCTGGATTTTTGGGAGGCATGGGGTTCTGTAACCACGCCTTAAATTCGCTTACAGAGAATGCGGGTACTCCTCTTGCCACATGGACATCAATTAAATTTTTACAAGCAACCGCTTCTTCTCTCTTATCACTACGAAAGATAACCACTACTGTTTCATCTTCGTATAAATCTTTAATGTCAGAGCCATCTCTATCTACTAATTTTCCACGTGTGCCCGGCTTAACAATGCCGTATACACGATAAATCTTTTTCTAATTCTTATCGTAATAAGAATCTACACCATACCCGATTACATCAATAGAACGAAAGGGCTTTTCAGTAACAATTGTTATCATTAAATTTTCCTCCGATTTTGTTTGCAGTCTTAAATTTAACCGCAAAATAAAATTGTCTTTTACCAAATTCTTTCATAGCGACTATCTCTGATTCGTCTTGATGAAACCATTTAACCAGAGTATTACATCTTGCCGCATTAATCTTTGTTCCTCCTTCTGGGAGGATTCCCTCTTTACAGAGGGAAATAAATTCGTCTTGTGTTAGTACGTAACACAGATGCTCAATACTTTTTACATGCCAAGGTTTATTGTGCCTTACGCCTACTATATATGCGGGCAACTTCATTCTTGACTTAACTTCTACACGGATTAATTTTTTTCCGCATGTAATATTTACGTCTCCATGCAGGTCTTTATGTTTAACAAATTTCAATGCACCCGACATTGTTACTCTTTCTGCGGGGATACCATTTTCATTGAGGAATCTTTCTAATTGCTTCTCCGTAGTATATCCACGGTGCTTATTATTCCTCCCCCTTCTCTGTATTGGACTCATCTCTGACGACTTTATCTTTGTCATTACTATTATCCACCACCGATTGAGGTAATTTTACATACAGTCCACAGATACATTTTCCATCCATGCGATAATTCTTACACGGACACATAGTATCTCTGTCTTTTTTAGGTTGACACGGACAATACCCA